CTAATATTCAGTGCTGTTTTGCTTTGTGGGCCACGGTAACGGCAGGTCGATTTCTGAGACCTGGGCAATCACTTCCTTGATGTAGATCTCGGATGTCTGCGGCGACGTATGAGCCAGGCGGGCCTGGATCTGCTCCATCGGCAGCTTCGTTCGGGCTGCATCAGTCGCGCCGAGCGCGCGCAAATCCCTGAATTGAATCCTTTCTTCCGCCGGCGAGTCCTTGTTAATGCCGAGGCGGTCGCGTGCACGGTCCCACATCGAGAACAGGCCGCTCTTCCCGTAGGCTGTTCCTTTCCGAGTCGGGAAGAGGTAGCCGGTGATCAACGGCTTGCCGTGCACCTTGTATTCCCTCTTGATGGCGCGGGCGCGTTGGATCACATCCCAAATCGCGGGGGTGATCAGGATGTCCACTGATTTGCCGCTGGTCTTCGCCGTCTTCGATGGCTTCAGACGGATGTGGCCGCCGATCTCTCCCTCGATCTGCGATTCCTTGAGCGTGCGAACGTCTACCGCGCGAGCCCACAGCAGATAGGCTGCATCGACCAGGCAGGCAAACATTGGCCCGCTGGCGGTGGGCAGCGCCTTGCCTGTATCGGATCTGACCTTGCTCATCATGCCGGCCTGGCGGATGGCCTGCACCTGCTCATGAGTGGGCAAGATCAGGCGCCGCTCTGTCTCATAGTCGTCCAACTCAATCTGGTCAATCGGATTGTCCTCGCGCAGCCCCAGTTCGGAAATGATGTACTTGAACAGCTTCCGCGCTAGGGCCGTCTATTTCTGAGCGGTATTCGGGCGGTCACTGAAATTCTGCCGGAGAAACTGAGACCAGCTCTTGGTTGTAACCTGGCGGGCCGAGAAGTCGGCAAACGCTTCGGCCATGGTATCGAGGTACCGGCCATAGGTGGCCTGGGTTTCGTCGCTATAGCGCTTTAGCTTGTGCTTTTTGAACTCGGCGCAGGCGTAGGCCATGCTTTCATTGTCTACGGCATGCGTCAGCAAGCCCGCCAGAGCCAGGTGCATTGCAGCTTCGCCATCGGCGACTCTGGCCAGCTTGATCCATTTCCGGACCTGCTTGCTCTTGGGATCGACGATGGGCTCAGCTGGAACGAACCAGTAGCTGTTATCTCGGATGTACACGCGGCGGGGCAGGCCCTTGCCGGTCTTGCGGGAGCGATTCATTTGCGGATCAAGCGGAGTTTCGGTTCTTGTTTTTCCGGCGCTGCAACAGCTTCCGGTCTGGTGGTGACATACACGCGGAGCACCATGATGGTGTTGTCCGGCCGGCGGTGGGCAGGAATGCCCATTTCCTTGAGCTTCGCCAGCTGGTAGGCGGGCCGATGGTAACCCGTGACGGCCACCACCTCGGCCTCGGTTAAGGTGATCGGTTCGGCGACTGCTTGCATGGTTAGATCCTCCTAAATTCAACGACCCACACCCACGGATTGGCATCCCAACTGCCTGGGCCATTGATGGATTCCCACAGCACGCTGAATTCCGCGACCGGGCCGCTGATCTGGCGCATACCGACAAAAGATAGTGTGTTCCGTGCGGCCTCTGCATCAATCCCCTCGGCCAGCGCATCCTGCTCGCTGATGTCCTGCAGGCGCTCCACCCGCACGCCGGTGATCTCCAGCATGATGCGGGAGGCCCAGCGGGGCATATGGATCGATGGGACCACCGCGCCCTGCTGGCCTCGGTAGTTGAACATCTTGCTCCAGGCCTCAGCCTCTGCCGCATCCGAGCGGATGTGGCTAAACGTTTCGTCAGCGGCGTAGCGCACGCCATCGCTGCCGTCATCTAGTTCCTCGGCCTGGCAGGTCTCACGCACCCACAGGCGATCGCCGACCAGCCCATAGGGGCAAACTTTCAGCAGCTCGGCATGGCGCAGATCATGCCAGCGCATGGAGCTATCACGAAAATGCCAGTCATAGCCCGGCGTGTCGGATCGATCAAATTCCTTGACCAAGCCGAAACCAATGAGGGTAGTGACTTCGCGCCGGGTATTAGTCTTGTCGCCGGCCAGGGTGGCGCGCACCATCGCACCATTCATCAGGATGGGACCTTCTTTCATAGTGGGATCTCCCTCACACGCAGGTCCAGCGGCCATTCCTCGACGTCGCCGCCTTTCTTGTCATTCAGGCGGATGTGCCAGTGGCCACGGCCGAGGTCTTCCTTGCGCACGCCTTTGGGCCAGTGCTCTTCCGGGGAAGAGGAACAGCCATTCCAGATCGGCGAGGCACCGAGCTGCTTCACGTGGGCCGCGATACCACCCATCCGGCATTCCGAGACGATCGACCTCGCCCACTCGATATCGAAATCTCGAGCGCACGGGCCACTCTCACCACCGACTATGATCCAGTCGATGCCGGTGGGCGTGTTGGCACCGTGTGCCGAGAGCGCACCGTAGTCGGCGTCGCAGGTATCGCAGTGGACCGGCGGCAGCGCCTGATTCAGGTCGATCGGGCCGAGCAGGGGCTCCATCGAGAGAAAGCGCTTGGCGGCCGGCACGACCAGTAACTTCGGTATATCCCGGTCCGCCTCCTCCTGATTGACCACCGTGGCACCCAGCCAGACGTTGCGGGGCAGGTACGGCTCATCCAGGTGCTCCATCCAGAACAGGCTCCGGCCGACCTGCACCAGCATGTCCGGCACGTTGCCGATGCGCTTGGTCAGCAGAAGCCAGTCGAGATTGGGCGTTGCCTCGATCAGCGCGAAGAGATCTGCGCGCCAGCGCTCCGGCACCTGGTTGTCGAACACATCGGCCAGGCTGGCGCAGAACACCCGCTGGCGGCGGCCGTGCTGGCGCTGGAAATCTTCGGCGGCAGAGTTCCAGGCCACCGGCTTGCGCCAGTTGGATTCACTGGTGCGCACGCGTTCTTTCGTGCCCCACACCACTCGGTGCATGCGCTTGTCCATCATGGCCTCGGCGTAGCAGTTGTCGCAGCCGGGAGATACCTTGGTGCATCCGATGAACGGATTGAAGGTGCTATCGCACCATTCGATTTTTGTGATTTCAGCCATTTTCCTTACCTCGACGTTTAGCGTTTACGGCCGCCCAGTACTGGCTTCCGCGAGGGCCTCGCTTTTTCTCTCGCAACTTCATACATTCCTTGCAGTGACGAGTTCCATTCCCCGCGACGTAAGAGTTAGCTTCGGTGAACTCATGACCACGAATGCAATGAGTCTTTCGTGCATTTTCGTTGTCGCGTTTCGCATGGCAAAGAGTGCAAACCGCCTGCACGGAAAAATGATGTTCTGCCGCGTATCCAAGGTAGTGGTCGTATTCATGTCGGCGCTCACCTGGCGCGTACACATGGCCGCAATCTACACATGGAAGGGTGTTGGGATGAGGCCGTTTGCCCGTACGAACCTCCACATTGATTCGCTGGCGAGCCTGAATCTTGTCCCCATTACGGGGATGCATCGGCAGGGGGCCATAACGACGCCGTGCACTAGAATTCAGGGCATCCTTATCGGTGTTCGTGTTTTCGCTCACGCTCAATCCTCCACGTTCTTGCGTGCGATCTCCGCGTCCGCCACCAGCTGACTGTCGACCACGGTGCCCAGGATCCGGTCATAGTTCCACTCGCAGTCCCGGAACACGCGGCCGTCCTCGAAATCGACCAGGTGCGCGGCCACGTCGGCCACGATGTCCTTGTCCTCGTTCGTGTGGATGGTGAAGCGCTGCAGGGCATTCTTCACACGGTATGCGCCCTCCGACCAGTCGCCGCGCGTGTCGCGCATGGCGATGGCCAGGTCCAGGCGCTGGTCCTTCGTGCGCAAGTGCTCCAGCACATACGACCAGTCACTCTCCAGCGGCAGTTCGTAGCGCAGCAGGATGGCCGCCAGCTCCATATCGGCTTTGCGCTTGGCCAGCGCCTCTTCCTGCTCGCGCTGCGCTCGTCCCGCCTCTGCCTCAGCCTCCCGCGCGGCCTTGTCAGCGTATTCCTCGTAGGTCTTCTTCAGACGCTCATAGACAGAGGTGGCGTAGGTGAAGCCGTCATCGGTCTTGCACTCGCGGCGGAGATCTTGCAGGTAGCCAGCATCATGGCTGATGGTCTTCGGGTACCGAGAACGCGATTTCGTGTCGCGCTCGCTGTACGACGCAGGCATGCCGACTTCCTCCATGAAAGCGCGTACGCGCTTGGCCACCCCTAAGTTGGCGGCGATGGCGGGGCCGTTGGCCTCATGTGTGGCCAGATCCTTCGCGCGCGCAGCCTCCAACTGAGCCAAGGCGTAGCTTGCAACGGCAGTGGCTTTCGGCTTTCCCCAAGAATATCCCGGCATTCTGGATGCATAGTCTTGTGGGTACGATTGGCAGCCGCTGCTCACCGCCTTGCATTGCTCGATGGGCATGATCTTGATGATATCGGTCATGGCTTGTCCTTCGCGGCCAGGGCAGAGCATTGGCAGCCATAGCCCTCGTTCTGCGGGCAGCACTGCGGATCGCCGCTGCAATCAGCCGGCCGTTTCCCTTTTGCTGGTTGGAGTGCGGTGCTGGCGAGATGCACCAGGCGCAGGACGCTATCCGACGACAGCAGTGAGAACAGTTCATCCTGCTGCTGGGTCAAATATGCAGTCGAAAAATGGCCATTGAACTGGCTGGGCTGTGGCAGGCAGGATTCAAAGCGCGGGCAGCCAGTCGCGGTCTCACCCAGTGCTACGAGCAGATTGGCGTCGGCGCAAGGCCAGCATGTGCCGAGCCATTGTCCCGTCTGGTCGTGGACATCGCCGGTACCATCGCAGTGCGGGCAGTTCTCGCTGGCCACTGGCCGTGTCACCGCTGGCGAGGGCTGCGCGATAGGCAGCGGCGAGTGCTTCGGCTTGGCCGCCTGCTTTGCACGGATTTGATCCACCTTCGTCCAGATGCGGGCAAGCTCGGTTTCGCCGGCCGCATGCATGTCCATCTTCGCCGCCAGGCACAGTGCTGCCAGCGTCACCATCACGCCGCCTACCTCCTGCACCGGCTCGCCGACTGGACGGCCATAGACGTAATCGACCAGTTGGTGTGCCTCGCTCTGCGTCATCCCTGTCGATTGCACCAGCTCCGTCGCCTCCTCGAAGAAGCGATGATTACGCTCCGGCAGATCATTGCTGATCGCCTCGCCAAAGCAGGCCATCATCCACGGCTGTACGCGCTGCTGGAACGGTACGGTTCCCGCTGGCGACAGGGAGGCGCGGCGATTCCATGCAGCGATGGCCTTGATGTCGCCATAGTCTATTTCACCAGCAGCCAGATTGGCCGCAGGGCCGATTGCTCCGCAATCCTGGCACTCTGACTGCTTGTAGGTTGCCCCGCTCGGCAGCGCGGTCAGAACTTCACCGTCGCTGATTTTCGACCCGCCGCAGAACGGGCAGTGCAATGTTTGACCTTGTTCCGGCTGCGGCACCAAGTCGGCATCGCCATCTTCCAACTGACCAGACTCGATCAGCGCGCACATTGCAGGGCTCAAAGGGAGCTGCACCGAACGCAGCGCAGCCTCAGCGCGCTCCATGCGCTGGTGCGCGATCGAGCCCGGGACATGGTCCTGTTTCTCGGACAGGATGTCCTTGAGGGCGGCTTGGATAAGATCTTTGCTCATGCTGCGCCTCCCTGTGCAACGTTCATGGCCACGGCCACCGGCTGCACCCAGATCGGTGCTGCGCTCAGCTGGAAGGTTTCGCCGGACCAGGCCAGTAGCAGCGTCCGGCCCATCTCCGAAGCGATGGCCTCGGCCGCTGCCGGCGGCACGGCGTTGCCGATGCGTTCGCGCCAGGCTTGATCGGACAGTCCGTCCAGCTCCAGCATTTCCTCCGGATCCACCAGTGACTGCAACGCCGCCAGCTCCAAGGTTGTGAAGGGGCGGTGCCAGGTGCCGTCCAGCGCGCGGATGACGCAGACCAGCTTGTCGGCCGCCGCCGGCATGCGCGGATCAGCGACCGACCAGCGGCCGTTGTCGTAGCTGGCCGCCGAGGCGACGGCACCCGAGTGCGCATCCATGGGCAGCACGCCATAGTGGCCACCGGTGAGGTAGTGGTCCCCCTTCTGGGGGATGCCTGCCGGGCGCGGGTCGGCAATCGCGTACGCGCCGGTGTCATCGCCGCCGATCACGGTACCGCTCGCGCCATCCCACTGTGCCACCGGATACTTGCTGAACAGCTTTCCCTCGCGTGCAGCACGCGGATCGGCAACGGCGAAGGCGCCCTGGCCTGTGGTGCTGCCGCTGATCACGGTGCCGGCCGGGTCCTGCCAAGGCGTGACGCCATACTTTCCGAACGACTCGCCGGCGCGCCGAGGATCTGCGACAGCCTGGCCGCCAGAGCTTGGGCCGTGTCCGGATGTGACGGTACCGGCCGCACGATCCCATTCCACCACGCGGTAGACGTTCTTGTGCGTGGTCTCGATCGCGCCAGCGCGCGGGTCAGCCACCGAGAAGGTGCCCTGGCCAGGCGACTTGACACCGATCACAGCGCCGGATGATTCGCGCCAGTCCAGCACACCATACTGCTGGTACTCAGCGGCACCGGCGGCGGCGCGGGGATCAGCCACTGCGAAGCGCCCGTTTGATGGCAGGGACTCTCCGGCCACGGCGCCCGAGGTATCGCCCCATGCATTGACCCCGTATCCGGCCGAGTAGAGTTCCTGACGCGGGTCTGCCACCGCGAAGGAACCATTGTTCGGCAGGCTGCGGCCGGTCACGGTGCCGCGAGGCTCTTGCCAGTCATCGACGCCCAGGAAGCCGCCGTTGCGGTTTTCCGGAACGATCAGGTAATCCCGCAGATGGCCATCCTCGATCGCCAACCGGTTGAGGCTGCGCCAGTCCTTACCGGCCTCCACGAACGCCAGGCGAACCCAGGTCTTCCACTGCAGCGACGGGATCCGGTGCATCGGGCCGCCGACCGGATCACCCGGCAGCGGCATGCGGCCCAGGATATCGCCCACGGCCAGCAGGTTGCGCTTCGGCGGTTCGTAGAGGAAGTTTGGCACCTTGGCCATGTGGCGGCCGACGAGCAGGAAGCGCTTTCGGCTCTGGGCCAGGCCGCCTATCTCGCCGCAGTCGTGAGTGGTCTCAGCGGTCGCGTAGCCGTGTTGGCGCAGCAGCGAGACGATCTGGTCCAGCAGGTGCCGCCCGCGCGTGGCGATGCGCGGCACGTTCTCGAAGATGATCAGCTCAGGGGGATCGTCGGCCCAGGCCTCCAGCATCAGCCAGACGCCGCGCACCGCGCGTGGCGATGCGCGGCACGTTCTCGAAGATGATCAGCTCAGGGGGATCGTCGGCCCAGGCCTCCAGCATCAGCCAGACGCCGCGCAGGGTCAGGCGGTTGAGAGCCTGGTACTTGTCGGTCTTGCTCTTGCCCTCGGCCAGCAGGCCGGAGAAGCCCTTGCACGGTGCGGACAGGAACACGATATGCGGACGCTCGCCGCCGGCAGCTCGGCGGATATCAGCGGGCAGTGCTTCGCGCCAGCCAGGCGGCGGCATGTGGCCGTGGAAGGCCAGGTACTGGTCCAGGTCGAACAAGTCCAGGGTAGTGGCAGGCACGCCCACCAAGCGGCCGAAATCCCGATTCGCCGCGGCGTCTACGTCGACGCTGCCGATGCAGCGGAACTTCGCCACCATGTTGCCCACGCGGGCGCTGGCCCGGCTGAAGCCGCGCGCACCGCCGCCGATGGCGCCGAACAGGTGGAAGTGGCGGATCTCGCGGACATCGTCGCCGATGCCGGTGAAGGTGTCGCGCTTCATGGCTTTCCTCCATGAGCAACACGCCAACGACGGCGCAACTCCATTGCCTCGATGGCACGCTCGCGGTAACCCATGCGATTCAGCTTATGGCCCAACGGCATCATGTAGGCATTCCAGAAGCGAACTCCGGGACCGCCCAGTAGGGCGCTGGAGTACATGCGCGAGCGCGTGTCATCCATGCGGAGCAACTGGGCGATCTTGCGCGCCACACGGCGCTTGCGCGAACTCACGCTGCCTCCCGCAATGCCTCGATCACGCCGTTGGCGATCCAGAACGAGGAGAAGGTGGGCGGGAGCTGGGCGGGCAACTGCTTGAGCGTTCCGAAGACCAGCGCGGTCTCGATGTGGCCCTCCTCGGCCAGCGAGTGCAGCCAGTTGATTGCATCCGAGCGGCCTGGCAGGTCCAGAACATCGAAGCGGTCCAGCATCAAGATCCGTAGGCCGGTCACCTGGGCGACGGCCTGGGCGATCATGGCGTCAGTGCGCCACTGCTCGGATTCCGAGAGCAGGCCATACGCCCGGCCGCCAGCGGTGATCGCCATATCGGCATCGATGTAGACCGAGGCCCAGCCGCTGAAGGCCGCCGAGGCGGTGAGGGCGCTGTTGATCGGCTTCAGTGCCTCGGCCAGCAGCTCGCCGGGGATGCCGTCGGGTGCGCACGCATCTGCCACGGCCAGCCACGCCTTGACTTCGTCGTGCACCTTGGTGGCTTGCTCGGTCAGTTTGTCGGCTGCGTCCAGGGAACGCTGGGCAACAGCGGCCGCCTCGATCTCTTCGGTCATCTTGGCCATGCTGGCGCGCAGGGTAGATGCGCGCTGTTCCAGCTCGGTGATACCTGCTGCATGGTCGGTCTCGAAATCGGTCTGCGCTTCCAGCTCGGCCAGGCGTTGGTCGGCACCGGTGGCGGCGTCGAAATCACGCTTCAGGTTCTTCACGCGGTTCTGCAGCACCTCCAGGCCGCGCTCGTACTCGGGCAAGGAATTCTTGGCTTCGATGTCGACCTCGCCGACAGGCTTGATTTCGCCGTGCAGGTTCTCGTAAGCATCCAGGGCGACGTTCGCGGCCTGATAGGGCGCATCGGCCTCGCCGGAAGACGGCACGGGGAACACCTCGCGCAGGCCGTGCAGCGCATATGCCAGGTCATGCACCAGGCCCAGCGGGCGGCCGCCGACGGCGCGGGCGCGCATGGCAACGACCTCTGGCTCATACTTGGCCAGCTCCTCTTCGGCACGCTTCAGGTTGCCGCTGATGTCAGGGGCCTTCTTGGAAAGATCCTTCAGCTCGGCGCGGCGCTGCTTGGCCTGCGCCTGGGCATTGTGCTTGGCACGGGCCTCCCCGATCTGGCCATTGATCTGGTCGATTTCCTGGTGCACCTTGGCCACGTCCTCGGCGGTGTGCGCCACGGCCGGCACAGTCGGCTTCTCGGCCTTCCATCCGTCGCTGGCCACGCCACCCCAGTGGGCACCGGTGATCTGCTGCCAGGCCCCTTTTTTCTTCCGCGCCTCTTCAGCAGCGAAGTCCTTGCCGGCCGGGAAGCCGGTGCGCAGGAGTGGCATGACCGTGTTCACCATCTGCGGATCGAGGTTGCGCGCCAGCAGGCGCTTCTTGATTTCCTCGGGCGACAGCTTGGTGCCGCTGATGGCGAAGAGGAACGCGCGGCGCTCGTCATCCTTCATGGCTGCGAAGCGCTGGCCATTCAGGGCCACGCCGATAGCCGCGCCAGTGGGCAGACCATCCGAGACCTGGGACGCGCCCTTGGGCAAGTTGAATGCGTAGCTGCGGCCGTCATCCAGGCCGACCAGCACGCCGCCTTCCTTGGAGCCGGTATGCACCAGCGCGGGATATTCCTTCTTCAGCTTGGCACGAACGACCTCACCGCTGATGGCCATGCGTACCGCTTCCTGGATGCTGGACTTGCCCGAGCCGTTACGGCCGGCGATCAGGGCGACAGGGGTATGCAGTTTGATGTCGACGGAGCGTGCGCCCAGGATGTTGTCTACTTGCAGAGTGGTGATTTTCATCGCAATGCTTCCTTGTTGTTGTCGAGGTGGGCCGCGCTGGGCGGCCGTCCTGCTGGTTATTCGACTTGGTACTGGGCCTGCCCGGTGGCTGCCGGCGGATCGACTTCGCGGAAGTCCGGATCCTGGGTGCTGCCATCGTCGGGATCGTCCAGAGGCAGATCGCCGGTGCGGTCGTCGTCGTCACCGCTTTCAGCCGGATCACGGCCGGGCTCCGGGGTGAAGTGCTGTTCCAGAGCGCGCTTGCGGTTCTTCTTCGCCTGTTCCAGCTCGAACTGCTTCTTTTCGTCCGGCGGAACCAGGCTGATCTGCACATCGGTGTCCAGCAGTTCGGACAACTTGCCCACGTCATCGCGGTGCGTCCGGGCGCGGACGACGAAACCCATGGTCACAGCGCCCTTGTCCTGCAGCAGGAAATTCACCTTGTTGATCACCGAGTCGTTCAGCTTGACCTCGGACGGGCCGCCGGCACCGATATGCGCCAGGAAGACGTAGCCCTCCAGAGAGCCCTTGTGCGGGAAGCGCGGGAAGGGAAACTTAAGGTGCGGCAGGCGGGTGCCGCTGACCATGTCGGCCTGGTCGTCACCGGTATAGAACGAGGAGCGGTAGAGTGGGTGGAAGTGGTCGAGTACCTCGTTCTCCATGGGCGCGGTGATGCCGATATCACAGACGCTGTGCTCATCGCCTTTTTCGTCCTTTTCCTTTCGGATGTCGATGCTGGTGATGCGCACCATCTTGGTGTCGAGTTGGAACATTCGTTTCTCCGTAGTTGCGGGGTGATGGTGGGCGATCAGGCGGCCAGGCGCTGCTGGTGATCGAGAATTCCGAAGAAGACGACCTTGCAGGCGGCGACATCAATTGCGGCATCGTGAGCGTCTACCAGCTCCTGGCCAGTGAAGAACTTGTATGCCTCCGAGAGATTGGGAGGCTTCGGAGTCTTCATGCCCCGGGCGGCCATCTTCTCGCTTGGCGGCAAGTTGACGATGTTCTTTGCTTCTTGGCAGGTACAGAAAGCTGGCGCGGCCTTCCACTGATCGGCGAAAGCATCGCTGAACGATCCGTCGCGTTTGATAGCGATGCGCACGATCCGGTTATCGAATTGCTCACCATGCGCCACGCGATACTCCGTGGCCAAGCTCCACATGGACAGGAACAGGGGCAACACCACACGGATGTCTTGGCCGAACATGGCCGCACGCTCCGTGGTAATTCCGGTAATGGCCTCGACGTCTGCCGGGATAACCCAGCCTGCCGGCTTGATCAGCGTGTTGAGCGAGGCGAGCGAGCGGCGCGTATCAAGGTCTACTAGGTCGGCCGCAATTTGAATGATGTGCGGCTGTGATGGATCTTCGGAGGGCAGCTTGTATTCCGGAATACCAGTGGTCTCGGTGTCGAAAATGAGGGCAGTACGCATGGTGGTGGTCTTCCTTATTCAGCGGTGAAGGTTTGGCGCGGCTTGGCTGCGCGGGTGGTGCCGGTGGCGGCCGGCTGAGTGGCGAAGGCTTCCTTGCGCTCCCGGTAGAAAGCGCGCAGCTCTTCCTGCTGGGCCGGGTCACGAACATCGCTGATCAGGTCTGCGGCAACGTCCAGGACATCGGAATCGGTGGCCTTTTCGAGGGAGTCGCGGACCTTGGCGTAGGACAGACCATCGTCCTGGCCGCCGCCATCCTGCTGCTGGCCCTGGGTTGCCTGCTGGCTGGTCTCACCAGCAGGCCCGGCTGCCGTGCCGGTTTGGGCTGCCCCAGTTTTCTGCTGGGGACTTTCGGGGGAGTTCTGATTGCCCTGGTCATCGAATTCGGCAGGATCCCGGCGACCAGTGCCCTGTGGCATGCTCACCGACGCGGACGAGGACAGCTGGCCGCCCACCTCGCCGGTTTCTGGATCGACCTGGCCGCTGGGCGCGTCGTCTGGCAGGAACTGGAAGTCGCCGTCAATGATGCCCATGCCCTGGTCCTTGCCAGCTTCCGCCAAGCTGTCGATGGCGACAGCGCGCTGGAACTCGATCGACAGTGGCAGGTATTTGGCGAGACGCCGGATGACCGTCTTGCGGCCCATCTCGACGAAGTGATCCCACCAGGGGCCATCCTTTGGGATACGCTTGCCGGTCTTCTTGCCCCCGACCCATTCATCCTTCATGGCGGCCTGGCTGTTGCCGCGGATTTCCTCGACCTGCTGACGGCTCATGAACTCGAAGGCGTAGCCGCCACCAGTCAACTTGGCCACTGCGTAGAACCCGACCACTTCGCCGCGAGCGCCCATGGCCGGCGTGTGATTCAGCTTCTCGTCAATGCCATAGACCAGCTCGAACTTGTCGTTCTCGCAGACCTCGTGAGCGGCGATGCTCACGATCTGTCCGGAACGGCGGGCCAGGTCGATCAGGCCCTTGTAGCCGATGATGACCTGCACCGACTTCACCCAGCGTTCGCCGCCGTTGTTGTCCTTGCGCTTGGTGTTGAAAGGGACGAGATAGGCGTGGCCCAGCACCGTATTCGGCTCCAGGCCCATCTGCGCGCATTGGCCGATGGCGCCGACGAGCGAAGGAACGTCGCATTCCAGGAGCGCAGGCGTGGTGGTGGCCGCGATCTGCGCGACTTTGAGAAGACGGTCGGCATTCAAGTGGGCCGGCAACATCTTGGCGATATCGTCCTTCTTCTGCGTCAGGAAATAGGCGATCTGATCCTTGGGGCGCATGGAATTGATCTCGGCCGGGGTCTTGCGCTGCGCCTGCTGCTGCATGGCGGTGATGGTGGTGCTGGACATGCTTTCTCCTTTTCGGGGGATAGATGGGTGATGGACGCCGGATCAGCGGCGGTAGCGGCAGGTGCCGAAGTTCGGGCAATATTTCTCGCCGCAGAGCATCGAGCGGGGATTGCCGAAGAAGTCGCCGGACTGGATCAGGCGCGCTGCATGCTGCAGGACGCCGGGGGATTCTTCGGTCCCGACGAGCGCCTGCCGTGCTCCGTGGACCTCACCAATCCCGCTGCGCTGCGAGGCAACGGTCTTGCCCGTGCTCAGCCCGATGATCTGCGCGGGTGCGGTGATGGCCAGGCCACTGGAGTGCTCGGCCAGCAGTTCGTAGACACCCAGTTGGAAGGCATGGCCGGCAGTCTTGACGATGCCATCGGAGCCAACAGCGGTCTTGCCAGTCTTGATGTCGCTGATCCCATGGCCGTCGGCAGTCTTGCGCACGCGGTCGGTGGTGCCGGTCAGGGCGATGCCGAGGTCGGCGATCTCAAGCCGCTCGCAAGAGAGCTCCACGCCGGCATATTCCTGATGCGGGGCAATCTCCATGCAATAGCGGGTATGGAGAGCCAGTGCGATGCGTTCGGCTTCCTGGGGCTTGTCGTCGTCCCAGTCCACTTCCTGTTCCGGATGGTGGATAGCGTCCACCACGGCACCGGCCGCATCGTCAGCGCTCACCGGCGTTCCACCAGGCAGACGGCTGGAGTCATAGACTGCGGTACCGGCATGCACGGCAGTCCCCAGCAACGCGGCACCGGACGAGGGCAGGGTCTTGCCATCGATATGCTTGGCGGCCCATCTCGCTGGGCAATCGAAGAGTTCGCTCAGCGAGCTGGCCCGAATGGAAATGATGGATTGCCTCACGGCTGTTCCTTAGAAAAAGTTGAGATAGGGGCGGCCAGCTGCGCCAGCTCGGCGGCCGGGAACTTGTGGACGAGGCGCTGGTTCATCTGCAGCAGGCCGGCGTCCTCGGCGCGCCGGTCTGAGTCGGTCATGAGCAGGATCACGCCGATCATCAGAGCGGCGCCGGCGTATGTGAGGGCGGTGGAACGTTTCATCACACACCACTCCCGGCCTTCGGGGAAGGCGCAACGACAGCGGTATCCGTGGGCACGGTGGACAGCGGCGCGTGCAGCGCTTCCTGGATCAGGATCAGCATCAGGATGGAGCCGGCTACGAACGAAGCGCCATACAGCCCCCAGATGGCGCAGCGCTTCGCCGTGCGCACGACGCGGCGGCGCAGGCGGGAGACGGTCGGACGCGGCTTCTTGGCGGTATCGACGCCGGCGCGCCAGTCGATCAAATGCAGATGGCTCATGCTATGGCTCCAGAGATAGCGGCCAGCACGGCGCAAAGCGCCATGAGGGCCAGGGTTGCGTTGCGTGGCATTCCGGCGGTACCGATCAGCGGGATCAGGACCAGGAAGAAAAGGGCGGGGAAGTTCACAGGTGCACTCCGGCTGCGGCCAGCGCCTCGCGAGCGGTACGGACCATCGTCGCTGGCTTCATCTGGCGGTCAGTCGCAATTGCACGCAGCGCCTGGATCATCTCCACGCGACCTGCCAGTGCGTCGGGCTTGCTTCCATGTGCATCCCGCATGTGGTCCGCCAGGCCGGTTTTCTTCACCAAGCGCGCACATTGCGGGCAGGCCACCTTCGCGGAATTGCTGGAAGAGGTAATAGGGCGGGGGGCAATCCCGCTGCGGTCAGCGGCACACTTCGCGCTGCAGTAGCGCGGGACGCCATCGGCATGCTCATCGATGTAGACACCGCAGCACTCGCACATCTCGCCGGACAGCATCATTTCAGCGATCTCACCCATGGCTCACCTCCGTTGCTATCAGGGCAGGTTCCGCATCAGCGACAGGAGTAGCCGCAGCTTTCTCAGCGGCACGCGCCCGACGGGCCAGGTAGGCCTGCTTGGCCGGCTCATCGCCGATGCGGGTCATGATCGCCAGGTGCTGTTCGTGCCGCTGGCCATAGGTCATGCCCAGAGCCTTCATCGCGATGTCGTTGATCACCTGGACGCGGCGGGTGTAGGTGCGTGACTGCGCGCACTGGCGCATGATCTGTTCAAGGGCTTGGCGGTGGGAGCTCATTGCGCACCTGCCTTGGCCAAGGTGGCCTTCATCGAGTCGAGGTCCGAGAGGGACCAGAAAGCCTGGTGCGCCTCAATGGTTTCGATGGCCAGCCGGAGCGTCTCCACCAGGTGGTCATGAGCATTGCAAGCACGGACAATGAATTCAGCGGTGGCTTTAGCCACGTCGCTGCCATCGTCATTGACCATGCCAGTAACGATGAAAGCGAAACCGCCGTGATCCTTGGCATTGAGTTCAGTCCAACGGCTGCCCTCGGTCATCAGGTCGCGGACGTATGCGGCTGGATACTCTTTGCCGAGGAAATAGGGGGTTGCTGTATGTTTTCCGTTGCACTGCGTGACAGTTGCTGTACGGAGTTCGCCTAATTGCTGGCGGCCATCAGAACGAGCAGCCTCAATCAGACGCTTGACCGCACGCTCATCCCGCGGATGGAAGCAAAAAGCAGCTGCCTCCACCAGAGAGCGCTCGCGCTCGGACAAAACCCTCGGGTACATGGTAATTGGCGCAATCATGCCCCCACCCCCGCGAATTCGTGCTCGTCGCGTTGCATTTCCTTGGCCTCGGCCAGGCGCTGCAGGGCCTCGTCTTCGCCCGCGCCGTCCTCGTTGACCAGAGCATCCCAGGCCACGAAGTCGGAGCGAGTGAAGAAGTCGCTGATGTCAGTCAGGGTGCCAGCCAGCGCGGCCTGCACGACCTTGAACTGCTTCGCCAGCGAGTCATAGGTGCCGTACAGGTCGATGAAGTGGTTGCAGTGCGCGACACGTCCGCGCAAAAAAATCAGGGCGGGGTCGATCTGGGGTTGAGTGGGGTTTGTGGTCATTGCTCGCTTCCGTTTATTAGCATTGCTGATGAACGGATTATAAGCCTTGCTCTTATCATGTCAAGAGCAATGCTAATAATATGAGCGAAAAAAATGCCGCTCGTGGCGGCATTCTTTTTAGAAGTAAAGAAATTTCAGCTACTACATTTAACCCAGTCCCGATCAGCCTCTGCTTCTCCGACCTTACCGTAGCACCATCCGTTTGATCGCAGCTCTGTTACAACCTCGTCGCGCAGCTGGCACGCTTTGATGCCGACCGGGTCGTCACCAGGGCGGCCTCGGCAGTCTTCGTTCAAGGTCGAGTAGTCGCCGATCAATTTCTCGACGTTGGGTGGAACGGGCTCTTCAACTGGCGCGCTTGAAGGAGGTGGTTGAAATAAATTCTTGAGAGGAGCGAAAGCTTGTTTCATCGCTTCCTGAACCAAAAAGGTGAGATTTTCTGGTGGAATCTCGTACATGATCTTGTCGCCATCACTCAAGATCGACATCCCGACATCGTGTGGTTGGCCATTCATCATGACCTTGGCTAATCCGCGATATTTATTCCCCGATTCGTGGATTACATCAACTTTCACGACCTCCAACTTGTATTGCTTTAATTCTTCCGATTCAGAAAATTTCTTTTGCATCAACGTTTTGACTGTTTCACTGATGCTCTCGGTGCTTGGACCGCACCCAGCCAGAGCCAGACACAGCGCGATCGCGGCGAAAAATTTCATTTACCCCCCCCCTTTTTTGGTCATTATTAATTAGATATTTTCACTTTGTTTGTAAACAATTTTTCCGATGACGACACAGCTGGCTCCTCGGCAAAGTTTTCTCGGATAGCGCCTCTGATCTGGGTTGTCGGAAGTCAGCCACCAATCCCCGTTGTCCCTTACCAGGCGCTTTACGACATCTTCGCCTTCATAATTGACGGCATAGACTTGGTTGTCAGTAATGGTCTTGTCCATGGTGTTGATGACTACAGTGTCCCCCTCGAACAGGGTTGTTTCCATGCTGTCGCCGCGCACCTTGATGGCGATAAGGGCTTCCGCCTGATATCCACGGCGCTTGATTAGGTCGGCCGGCATGTAGACCGGCGGCCCGTCCTCCTCGGCCTTTTCAAGGGCGATCCCATTGATTCCAGCCTGCAACCGTAGGCGAACCGTCCGGATTTGGAGGAAACGCGGATCAGCCGCGCCATCCTCATCGCTGATGACGCGTACCCTGCGAGTCGGGGTTTCCCCGTGTTCATCCATCGATACTACTCCTTCCAAGGCGGCTGTAAGGCGCGGGCTGATGGTTTTCGGATCAGCACCGATCACCTTACAGAGGGCCAAGAGGGCAGGTAGGTTCAGCGGAATGATGCCGCGCATATATTGGCTCACTACGCCTTGCGTACCAAGTCCAGATTCAGCAGCAAACCATGTCTGGGTTGCGCCTGGATTGCTGGCCTTATACATCGTCCAAGCCGTGCGCAAACGGCCGGCTTCCAGCAATTCTTCGGGGGTCAATGCTCTGCGTTCACTCATGCACGGATTTTATTAGTAAGACTTTTTAAATGCGCGAACACTTGAAAAGCATTGCTCTTAATGTAGAATAAGAGCATTGCTTATAAAGAGGTGCCGCATGCAACTTCATTCCTACCTAAAACAGGCAGGGCTTTCGCAAGGCGAGTTCGGCCAGAAGCTTTCTCCTGTCGCCTCTCAAGGGCTGGTCAGCCAGTGGATTCGCGGCAAGACCCGGATCACCTTGGACTATGCCTTGCAGATTGACCAGGCCACCAATGGCCAAGTCTCGCCCAAGGACTGCTCCGAGATGTTCACTGCGCCTGAGGGTATGGCTGACCAGCAGCAGCCCGAACAGGTGCAACCGTGAGCACCGCCGCAGAAACAGTCTCGCCGGACCTTGCGGAAATTACCCGCAAGACCGGTGCACGAATTCAGTCCGACATCTTGTCGCGCCTTGCGCACGTCACGCAGGAGCATGCAGCGACTTGCATGAACGTCGACCCGAGCACGGTGAGCCGCCTGAAATCCGGCCTGGATCAGTTTTGCCTGCTGCTGGCCGCCATCGGCTTCCAGGTCGCAGCCTCCGATTCCGTCGTCATCAGCCAGAAAGAGCTCTCCGGCCTGAAGTACTTGGCTGCGCGGTATCTGGAGGCCGATATGCAGAAGGACATCCGGCTGTGAAAAAAGACCCGTCCATCAGCGAACAGATCATCGCCTTCCTGGAAGCGCATCCGGGTAGTCGCATGGGAGCAGTTCAGCAACACATCCTCAGCCTGGGCCTATCCACCGAAAAGGGCATCCAGTCGATCATGTACAACCTGGTGAACGGGGGAGCGCTCAAGGTCGACCGAACCAACTACAAGGCCTTCCGCTATTCGGTGAACGATGAGACGCGCCACGTGAGCCACGTGGATGCTGCGCGCTTCGAGGTGCCGGCGGAACTGGCCGGGCCCGTCGTCCCGCCGATGGTGTGGTCGATGCGGCATCTGCTGGGGGCATCGCTGTGACCTCTTCTCAGTCCTACGAAGAATTCCTGCGCCAGAAGATCAAACTGGCCAGCTTTCGCGGCTTCGACGTGCCGCTCGAGCAAATCAACCCGGCTCTGAAGCCGCACACCCGCGACATCGTGCGCTGGGCAGTGCAGGGTGGCCAGCGCGCCATCTTCGCCAGCTTCGGCCTGCACAAGACTGCAACCCAGCTGGAGATCATGCGCCAGGTCGGGATCCATCGTCCCGGCCTGCGCCTCATCTGCATGCCGCTGGGCGTGCGCCAGGAGTTCGTGCGCGAGGCCGCTGAGCGCTTTGCCGGTGACTGCGCCATGGATCTGCGCTTCATCCGCTCGGACGCCGAGATCGGCGACGAGCGCACCGTCTACCTGACCAATTACGAGAGCATCCGCGAGGGCAAGCTCGACGTTTCCCGCTTCCGCGCCACCAGCCTGGACGAGGCCAGCGTGCTGCGCAGCTACGGCAGCAAGACCTATCAGGAATTCTTGCCGGCGTTCGCGCCCGTCGAATTCAAGTTCGTGGCCACGGCCACGCCGAGCCCCAACCGGTTCAAGGAACTCATTCACTACGCGGGCTACTTGGGTGTCATGGACACCGGCCAGGCCCTGACCCGCTTCTTCCAGCGTGACGCGGAGAAGGCCGGGAACCTGACCCTGTACCCGCACAAGGAACAGGAGTTCTGGCTGTGGGTGGCCAGCTGGGCGGTGTTCATCCAGCGCCCCAGCGACCTCGGCCACAGCGACGAGGGCTACGTGCTGCCCGAACTGGACGTCCGGTATCACGAGGTGCCGAGCAACTACGGCGCGGCCGGTACCGAGAAAAACGGGCAGGGTCTGCTCATCCCCGACGTGGCCATGGGCCTGTCCGCTGCAGCAGAAGAGAAGCGCAACAGCCTGCCGGCGCGCGTGGCGCTGGTGGCCGACCTGGTCGCCCAGGATCCGGAAGATCACTTCATCGTCTGGCATGACCTGGAAGACGAGCGCCATGCCATCCAGCAGGCCATTCCGGAAGCGGTCAGCGTCTGGGGCACCCAGGACCTCGAGGTGCGCGAAGAGCGCATCCGTGACTTCAGCGACGGGAAGTGCCGCGTGCTGTCCACCAAACCGATCATCGCGGGCTCCGGCTGCAATCTGCAGCGGCACTGCCACCGGGAGGTGTTCGCGGGGATCTCTTTTAAGTTCAACGACTTTCTCCAGTCTATTCACCGGGTCCACCGCTTCGGCCAGCGCCACCGCGTGCGCATCGACATCGTGCACACGGAATCCGAGCGCGAGGTCCTGCGCACGCTGCGCGCCAAGTGGGACCAGCACATCGAAATGGGCAACAAGATGACAGAAATTATCCGCAAATTCGGGCTGAGCCAGCTGGCCATGCAAGAGACGCTGGCCCGTTCCATCGGCGTCGAGCGGATCGAGGTGCGCGGCGACCGCTTCGCCGTGGCGAACAATGACTGCGTGGCCGAGGCGAAGCTCCAGCCCGAGAACTCGGTCGGCCTGATCGTCACCAGCATCCCCTTCGCCAACCACTACGAATACACCCCGAGCTACAACGACTTCGGCCACACCCAGGACAACGCCCACTTCTGGGCCCAGATGGATTTCCTCACGCCCGAGCTGCACCGGATCCTGCAGCCTGGCCGCATCTACTGCTGCCACGTCAAGGACCGCATCAACTTCGGGAACGTCACCGGTGCCGGCGTTCCGACCGTCAGCCCCTTCCACGCGGAGGCGCTGTTCCATGGCCTGAAGCATGGCTTCGACTACATGGGCATGATCACCGTGGTCACCGACGTGGTGCGCGAGAACAACCAGACTTACCGCCTGGGCTACACGGAAATGTGCAAGGACGGCACGAAGATGGGCGTGGGCTCCCCCGAGTACGTCCTGCTCTTCCACAAGCCGCAGTCAGACCGCTCGCGCGGCTATGCAGACGTCCCAGTGAAGAAATCCAAGGACGAATATAGCCTGGCGCGCTGGCAGGTCGATGCGCATGCCTTCTGGCGATCCAGCGGCAACCGTCTGCTGTCGGCCGACGAAATGGCCGCCTACGGCCCGGAGAAGCTGGCCAAGATGTTCACCGAGCACAGCCTCGAAAACGTCTACGACTTCGATTTCCATGTGCGCGTGGGCGAACAGCTGCTGGAGCGCCAGGCGCTGCCCAGCACCTTTATGAGCCTGGCGCCCGGCAGCCATCACCCTGACGTGTGGCACGACGTGCTGCGCATGAAGACCCTCAACGGTGAGCAGGCCAACCGCGCCGTCGAGAAGCACATCTGTCCGCTGCAGTTCGACATCGTCGACCGCCTCATCGAGCGTTACAGCAATCCGGGTGACCTGGTCTACGACCCGTTCCATGGTCTGGGCACGGTCGGCGTCCGTGCGATCAAGGCAGGTCGCCGCGCAGGCGGTTCCGAGCTGAACCCGGCCTATTTCCTTGATCAGGTCCATTACCTGCGCGCGGTGGAGCGCGAGGTGAGCATGCCGACCCTGTTCGACTTCGATGAAATCGAGCGTGCTGCATGACCGGAACGGTGCAAATAGCCGCGACTATGGCCGTGGAGCAGCCGTTCCTCGCCACTGGTGAGATTTGGATGCAGGTCCGCGATGGCAACGCGACAGCAAGAGCGCTGTTCGACCGCCACTATTCCCGGTACCGCTACAAGGACGGCCGCGACCAATCGCGCTTCGTCGGTCCTGGCGAGAAGATGGTGCTGCTCACCCCATGCGCCCGCGCCCTGTGCGCCTGGCGCCGCTTCATCAGCGCCGACGACCAGGTTGGCGTGAACTGCGCAATTTTCCGGAATGAGGGCGCAGGGCTTTCCAGCCTCCTCATTCAATCCGCCATGCAGATGGCATGGCAGCGTTGGCCTGGCCAGCGCCTCTACACCTACGTCAATCCTCGCAAGGTTGCCAGCGCGAATCCCGGCTACTGCTTCAAGCAGGCCGGCTGGCGTCTTTGCGGTATCACCAAGTCACGAAAGCTCCTGGTGCTGGAGTTTTGTCCATGAATTATTACGAGCATCACATTGGCGACTATGCCGAGGCGACAGCGCACCTCTCGTTCATCGAGGACGCCGCCTACAGCCGCCTGATCCGAAAGTACTACGCCCAGGAAAAGGCCATGCCGCCGGACCTGAAGGCTGTGCAGCGCCTGGTCGGCGCACGCACAAAGGAAGAGAAGGACGCTGTTGAAGTCGTACTGGAAGAGTTCTTCGAGCTGCGTGAAGACGGTTGGCACCAGACCCGTTGCGATGAGGTGATCGCCAAATACTTGGAGTCGCAACCTGAGCGTGAAGCGAAGAAGGAAGCTGAACGCGAGCGCCAGCGCCGGACCCGAGAACGCCGCCGCCAACTCTTCGAGGCCCTCCGCGCGCACGGGATCGTCCCAGATTTCAGCGCCACCATGACACAGCTTCAAGACATGTTGTCACGCGCTGAGTCACAGGGATCGTCACAAGGTGTCACGCGTGATGTCACGCCACCTGTCACGCGTGACAACACGGCTACCCAGTACCCAGTAACCAATACCCAATCCCCAGTATTAAAACCAGGGGCCAATACGGTCAGCGATGACTCACAGGTAGGTGGGGTCGGACCAGGTCCGAGCGCGCCGACCGCGACAGCCGCAGAAATCTCGCTGGTCATGCGCCGGGCCGGTGTCCTGTCGCAACCCGCGGACCCTCGGCTGATGGCGCTGGCGGAGCAGGGCGTGAGCCTGGAGACCGTGCAGGCCGCATGTGACGACGCCCGCCGCACCAAGCCCAACGAGGCTGTTGGACCCGGTTACGTCGTGAAGATCATCGAGCGTTGGGCACGAGAGGCCAAGAAGGTCAACGTCGCTGGCGCACGCCCACCACCGGCCCAATCCTCCACCAGCAGTAGAGACGCATCCCGCGCAGCGGCCGCCAATTCCATCGGACTCGGAGCACGAAACCATGACCCAGAACCTGACACCTTCGACGCAAAAACAGGCCAGCGAGTCGACTGAGCGCCTTCAGCGCGTGGTCGAGATGGTCTTCGCTGAGCTGCACGGCCAGGTCGGCAACAAGTTTCTTGACGCCTTCCGCAGTGGGCACGTAGAGAACGGCCAGGACACCGGCATCGAGAACGCCAAGCGCGTCTGGGGCCGGAAGATCGTGGAGCAGCGCCTGACGCCTGCAGACATCAAGCGCGGCCTGGCAGGCCTGTCCAACGCTCGTTTCGCGCCCACCTGGGGAGAGTTCCTGGAAGCCTGCCGCCCGACCCCGAACGTGGAGGCGGCCATCGCTGAGGCCGTCGCCCAGCTCCATGCCCGCAATCGCGGCGAGGACGTCTGGAGCCATCCGGCGATCTATCACGCTGCCCAGAAGGTCGGGTACTACGAGATGACCACGCTGAGCGCCAGCGCGCTGAAGCCGCGCTTCGCCGCCGCCCTGGACGAGGTGATGCGCTGGGAAACCATCCCCGAGATCAAGCCGGCCATCCGCGAGGAGTTCCGTCTGGAGCATGCGCCGGTCAGTGCGGACGCCGTGGCCAAGGCCAAGGGCGTGCTCGATCAGTACCTGCATGAAGCGCTGAAGCCCAGCGGCGCGCCGCTTGATGGCCTGCGCTGGGCACATCGCCTGATGGCCAAGGAGCAGGCTGGCCAGCGCATCTCGCTCACCCAGCTCGAATTCGCCCGTGAGGCCCTGCGCTTGGGCGCTGAGCCCGCATAAACGCGCCCACCTACCGAAAGGAGAAACACCCATGTCCACCTACCAGATCGGATCCTGTCCTGCCCAAGGCAAAGACATCAGCCGTATGCCCGGCCGCGACCCCGCATTTCGCGCAACGCAAGTCGTCTACGGCCGGGGCTACCGCCCGGGCGACCGAGTGCCCATCGTCGCCACCATCGCCAAGCCCGGCAAGTACCTGCCGCACGTCGGGGCCAAGGAATCGGCCAAGTTCATCGCGAACCTGGAGCCTGAGGAGGTGCCGTGCGAAGGGTGCGGTGTGTACGGCGAGCCGAACTATGCCGGTGGCAAGCGCTATTGCGGCAGCCAGTACTGCTGCCCTTGAGCGACTGAATGCCCATGCCGTCCGGCCGCTACGACCTTACCAAACTTGACGATTGCGTGAGGCTCGTTCGGTCCACGGCACCGAGGCAGGACCTGGCCAACGTCATGTTGGCCGCAATCGAAAGAACGCCCGGCGCACCGACCCGCGCCGATATTTTGGAAAAGATGAAAAAGGAGAAACACGATGAACATCGATAAGAGCGCGGACAGCCCGCTGGAGACCTCCGAGGACGAGGCGCGGCCGTATGTTGCCCCCACGTTTCAATGGGAGCCGGGGGTGGCCAGCGGACAGCCCTTGGACGCGAATGCCCTTGAGCGCATTGCGCGTCAGCTGCCCGATGAGTGCTTCCTGAAGGGTTCAGGCGTTCTCAAGCTGACCGGTGGGATCCGGCAGCTTGAGGCGCAGATTGCCGAACTGCGGAAGGGCCAGCCTGCCGAGATGTCCGCCGCCGCCCGCGACGTGCTGACCGAGCGCCGCCGCCAGCAGGAGGTCGAGGGGTGGACAACTGAGCATGATGACGAGCACGTGTCGGGCGAGATCTCCGCGCTGGCAGCGTTCTATGCGATGCCTCCTGCTGCGCGCGAATGGAACGCCAGCAGCACCGGCTATGGCGAAACGCTCGGGCAGGCGATCCTGCCGCCTGACTGGCGCGCGAAGGTTGGTGATCGCCGCGAAGAACTGAAGAAGGCCGGTGCCCTCATCCTCGCCGAGATCGAGCGCCTGGACCGCGCAGCGGAGAAGGGCGGTGCAGCATGAGCGCCGCAACCCTTTTCGACCAGGTCATCGAGCACCTGAACCTGAAGAACGACGCCGCCCTGGCGCGGCACCTGCAGACAGCCCCGCCGACCATCAGCAAGATGCGCAACAACGTCATCCCCCTGAGCGCCATCCTGATGGTGCGCATCAGCGAGGACACCGGCTGGCCGACCAAGCAGATCAAGGCGGTGATTGCCGAGGGCGCTGCCCAGGAAGGCGGTGTGCAATGAACCGCATATTCGTTGACATGGACGGCGTGATCGTTGACTTCGAGGCCTACAAGGTTGCTCATGGCCTGACCGGCGACGAAGTGAAGCGCCAGCCGGGTGCCTACCTGAACATGCCAGCCATCCCCGGTGCAGTCCAGGCCGTCCGCAGCCTGATTGGCATGGGCTTCGAGGTGTGGATTGCCACCAAGCCGCCTACCGGCATTCCCTACGCCTACAGCGATAAGGCAGCATGGGTCTTGCGCGAGTTGCCAGAGCTGAGGCGCCGCATCATCGTGACGCATGACAAGGGCCTGCTCGGCGATGCCGGCGACTACCTGTGCGACGACCGACCGCACAAGGCCAACTGCGAGCAGTTCGCCGGCACGCTGCTGCGCTTCGTGGACGGCTACCACTGGCCCCAGGCGCTGGAGTTCTTCCGTGGCGAGATCTCGCGCGGCCTGGCCATGATCCGTCGAGGTGTGCAATGAGCAAGCTCACCATCCGCTTGGCTGTCCTGGAGGACGGCGATGAGGCCATGGCAGTCGATATCGGCTTCGCCGAGATGCATCAGGCGCTGGACGCATATTTCGACACGCTTTCGCGGCTGCTTTCCTGCGATGAATTCGCCAAGTACATGCAGGAGGTGAAGGATCACGTGGCCAGCATGGGGAGATTGCAATGAAGACCATGTTCAGAGGCGTTGGCTTGATCACAGTCGAAGACATCCCGGCTTCGCCGCTACCTGACAGCATGATCGATCTCAACGCACTCGCTGAGAGCTCGGGCATCAAGCGCTGCCCCAGCGATCTCCCAAGTTTCGAGGAGCTTCTGCTGCAGGAGCTGGAGCGTCATGCCCACATGCCGGCTCGGTTCCCGCCTCGCCGCTGCCTGTCCTGCGGCGCCCAAACCAATGCCGAGGGCCAGCTGCCCTGCGGCCACTGAGGAGCCAGCCATGAGCAATGTCCTGACCTTCATCTTGGTGCTGATCGCGGCCATCGTCTTCCGTGGCGAGCCCTCCATCGCCGAGCTGGTGCGCCAGCACGTGCAGCTGCGCGTGCAGATCTACGCCGAGACCCATCCTGTGCGGAGTGACGACGAATGAAGCCAATCACCCTGATCCTGCCGTATCCCGTCTCGGCCAACGCCTACTGGGCCACGCGCATCATCCCGGCCAATCGCCTGAAGCAGAAGCCGGCCATGGCCATCACCTACGTCACGAAGGAGGCCGAGGCCTACAAGACCGAGGTTGGCTGGAAGATCCGCGCGGCCGGCCTGCTGCAGCCCATCACCGGCCGCGTGCAGATCGACGTGCGCCTCTACCCGGCGCGCCCCCAAGACTGGCAGAAGCGCCAGCGCCAGGAGGGTGCGGCCTGGGATGACACCGTGCGCTGCATTGACCTCGACAACGCGAATAAGGTGCTGCTGGACGCACTCAAGGGCGTGGCCATCGAGGATGACAAGTGGGTGCGCCGTATCGTGGCCGAGCGCATGGAGCCGGATGCCGATGGCGCACGAGTGGTGCTGACCGTCACGCCGCTGTCCGTGGTGCAGCCGCAGGCGGGGCTGTTCGGGGAGGCGGCATGAACTGGGGGCACGACCAGCTGGCCAATGACCTGGCCACGCACCTGCGCAGCGTGGGCGACCGCATCGCCTGGACTAACATGCAGCTGGGTCCAGCTGGGTCACCGCGCCCGGACGTCTACACCATCCCGAAGAGCTACGCCAAGTTCCGGCCACTGGCCTACGAGGTCAAGATCTCGGTGGCCGACTTCCGGCGTGACATCACCGCCGGCAAGTGGCAGTCGTACCTCAAGTTTGCCTCGGGCGTCATCTTCGCGGTGCCAGCCGGCCTGATCCGGAAGGAGGAGGTCCCTGCAGGCTGCGGCCTGATCGCGCGCAACGACAGCGGCTGGCACAACCTCAAGGGCCCGACGCTGGCCAAGATCGACACGCTGCCGCAGGAAGCCTGGCTGAAGTTGCTCATCGATGGCATCGGCCGGGAAGTCACGCGCACGGAGCAGTCCGTCAGGACCGCCAACGACTACCTTGTCGAGAAGGAGATCCGCAAGAAGTACGGTGACAAGATCGGCCACGCCTTCCACGACATGGCACGAGCGCAAGTCTATTTCGAGATGGAGGCCGCCAAGTTGAGGGTCTCGACCAAAGAGCTGGAAGAGGCCGAGCGTGAGCGCACGAAGCAAGCGCGAAAGCACGTTGAGCAGGAACTGGCTCACATGCGTCAATCGCAGTCCGCCTTCGCGGTCGCCCTCGGCTTGCCGGCGGACGCCGACGGTTACGAGATCGCCAGCGCGGCGCGGGAGGCCCGCCAGCGCCTGGTGGGCAACGGCGAGATCGAGCGCCTGCGCGAGAAGCTGCGCCACGCGCGCCGATATCTGGACGATGGTCTGGAGGATCTGCCCACCGTCGATCCTGATGCTTTCCAGGCTGAGGAGCAGCTGTGAGCGCCGACACCTTGGATCTGGTCCTGACCATCATCCTGCTGGCCGCGCCGTTCGCTGGCGTCCTGGCCATGTTCAATCGCCACGCCTCGCGGGAGGGCCAATGACACGTATATACGTGGCCGGGCCGATGTCCGGCCTTCCCGAACTGAACTTCCCCGCCTTCCACGCGGCCGCCGCCGAGCTGCGCGCCCAGGGCTTCGACGTGGTGAACCCCGCCGAGATCAACCCTGACCCGGCCGCCGGCTGGGTGGCATGCATGCGCGCCGACATCGCGCAGCTGGTCACCTGCGACGAGATCCTGCTGCTGCCCGGCTGGGAGAACTCGCGCGGCGTGACCCTGGAGCGCCATATCGCCCTGAAGCTGGAGATGGGCGTCCGCTACCACCAACACCCGAGGAACGAATCATGATGAAGGTCCGCAACATGGCCAAGCTGGTGCGCCTGGAGGCCGAGCGCCGCCAGTACATCCGCATGAAGAACCGCCTGCTCTACGGGCGCATGACTGCGGCTGCCGCACGTCAGCCCGGTGGCCTGCGTGGCGCTGGCGCGATGCATCGGGAGCTCGTCGCATGAGCCGGGCACCGACCATCGATGAGGCCCAAGCCTCGATCATCCTCCGCGCCATGGCCCCGGGCGTCGATTACGACACCAGCGAGATCGCCGACATGGTGGGCATGCCCGCCAAGTCCATCTACCGCACGCTGAAGCTCCTGGAGAAGAAGGGCGATCTCCTGGCCAAACGCGCCGGGCCCAGCCGACTGCTGCAGCGTCCGGTCGCTGAGAGGGTCGCCGCCCGCGCGGAGCCGCCCATCGAGGCCAAGCCGCTCACTGGCTACGACCTCGGGCAGCACATGCGCCTGTGCCAGGGCAGCCGCAAGCCGGACACGGGGATGGCTTGATGGCGCTGCCTTCACGGAACTATCGGGATCCGCTGGAGCAGCTCATCGAGCGCGAGGCGGCGACGTGCAAGGGGTGCGCGTTCCAGGTGGTGGTCTTCACCATCCAGACCTGCAGCAAACAGAATCAGCAACACGGCCGGCGCTGCCGGCACTACACGGAGAAAGAGGGAGCCCATGTTCAAAGCCACCGCAAAACGGATTCCACGGAGGATTGAATCGATGAACGACCGCCAGCGCGATGGCACCGAGTACTGCCTCGATGTCTGGGCGGCTTGGATGCGCAAGGACGACCGGGACCTGGGCGTGCAGAGCATGCGCGGGGAGAGCGAGGGAGACGCGGCGCTGGCCCGCCGCGACAACGATATCGCCGAGGCCACGGACGCCATGATGAAGAGCCTGAGCGAGCGCCAGCGCTGGGCGGTCTGGAAGAAGTTCGGGCTCACCACCGCATGGCGGTTCCCGAATGCTGACCTGGCTGGGACGTACGTGGAGGCTGTTGCGGCCCTGGAACCGCTCTTGCGGAAAAATGTTGCAACTCGAATGCAGTTCGGGTAAATTTCGCGTCACGGGGTGTTTCTGCTCGCCTGAAGGAAAGTAGAGACACCACATCGAAGCCTCGTTTCTCATCGGAAGCGGGGCTTTTTTGTTTCCGCTTTTTCATTATTGGCCGCTCTTGCGGCTTTTTTCATTTCTGGAGCCCAGAATGCCCAAGATGCGCGCCAAGATGCAGTTGAACAAGATCGAGCAGCACGTCGGCTGCGAAGTGCTGCACTTCAATGCCGTTGCCGCCGCGAGCTACCCCTCGGATGGCAGCGACGAAGACAACACCTTCGCCAAGTTCTCGCCTTCGGCCACCCTGAGCCTGACCGTCGCCAACCCTGCGCTGATCGGCCAGTTCAAGGTCGGCCAGAAGTATTACGTGGATTTCAGCCCGGCCGAATAAGGCCTGGCAGCGAGCTTCCTCTGGCCGCGTAGGAATGGAAACATAACGCGTGCACAAGCCCAGGCGAGCGATTGACTGGGCTTTCTTTTTTGGGATGCGAAACCCGATCCCTGTCCGTTTGAGGCAGGGCACCACCGGTGAGCATTGTGAGCAGTGCCAGCGGAGTGACCAGTCACGCTGGGGCGCTTGACGCCCTAACCGCCGCCGGGACGCTGTAACCCGGCACCAGTTTCCGTTTGCCCTAAAGATTGCGGTGGTCGGCCGGTCTCCAAAACCGTGCAGCGGCGGTTCGAATCCGTCAGGGCATGCCATGCAGCCGTAGCTCAATGGCAGAGCTACAGCCTTCCAAGCTGAGGACGAAGGGTTCGATTCCCACCGGCTGCTCCACCATCATCGTGTGTCTCCCTGGAGCGATCCAGCTTGCCCGCCGCCCGCAAGGGTCGCGGGCTTTTTCATTTCGGAAGAATCCAATGTCGCAAGTCAACATCAATGGCTCTCTGTTCGATGCCGGCTTCACGCTCTCGGGCTGCGTGCTGGATTCGACCAACACGTACGTGATTCATCCGGATTCCCTGCAGCAAGCGCTGACCTACAACGGTCCTGGCGGTGCGGTGGACTCGGTGACCGTCGGGCCCGACCTACGCGGCTTCTTCTACAAGCAGACCGTGACCTACACCGGGGCCAATGCTACGGGCTTCTCCGCGTGGGTGAAGCAATGAGCATCGTCGATCAGATCAAGAGCGCCGCCATCCTGGGGCTGGCAAAGAATCCATTTGCCATTGTCGGAACAATGGGCGCTGGCAATGTTTTGACCGTCACTCCATTGAATGGTTATGCCGCAACGTCCTCCACGACTTATCAGTGGACTCGCAATGGTGTAGACATCGCAGGCCAGACTGCCAGCACCTACACCCAGCTGACGACTGACCGCAGCGCAACTATTGGTTGCCGAGTCGCCGGTTTGGCAAATTCGGCAGTCGCTGGAACAGTGCCTGTGGTGGTTCCGGGTGCGCCGACCGGTATCTCTGCGTCTGCTGGCAATGGCTCGGTCACCGGCACCTTTACTGCGCCAGCGGACAACGGCGGCAGCGCGATCACCGGCTACCAGATGGCGGTTTATCGCGCCTCGGACAACGCCTATCTGGGCAGCGCCAATGGAAGCGCCAGCCCCCTGACACTGAACGGCCTCACGAACGGTGTGGCGGTCTACGTGACCGTTGCAGCGGTGAACGCCATTGGCGTGGGTGCGCCTTCCGCTGCATCTTCGCCTGTTACGCCCTCGCCAGTCATCTCTGCGCTTTCATCGATCACGGTGCTGGGTGACTCGCTCATGGCCTATGGCAACCCTGCATTGTCGGGGAGCGGACCCGCTTCCGGAGGTGGCATGTCAACTTCCCACGTTGGGTGGGCAAACGACAAGCTACGCGAGATGGGCCTGCCAGGCTTTGACATCCTGCAGTTCCGCGCGGTTGGCGGTACCAACTTGGCGACCTGCCTTTCCACGATGGTCCCGCCGGCCGTCTCGGATACCACGGACGGAGCATGGGTTCACATCGGGGTCAACTCGTTCAACAACGGCATTTCCGGGTATGACACCCTGGCAAACAACATCGCTGTCGCAAAGCAGATTGTCGACGCGCTGAGCGCTGCCAAGAAGTATGTGATCGTTGATTCGATCGATCCGGTGAGCCAGTCTGGTATCACCGGGGCGAAAGGGCGAGCCACGGAATTTCCGCAATACAACGCAGCAATGAAGGCGTATTGCGATGCGAAGCCGAACGTCATTTGGCTTGACACGTATTCCGTAATGATTGATCCAGCGTCAGCGCAGCTTAACCCCCTGCCTGGCCTGATTCAAAACTATGACGGTATTCACCGCACGTCGAACGGCGCAAAGGTCAGCGGCTATTCGGTGGTCAATACCCTGGTTTCTCGGCTGAATCTGACACGCTATAAAACGCCTGGCAGCAATCTGCTGTCCCCCATGGGGACTACGGGTGGGACTAACACGCCGGGCAGCGGCACCGTCAGCGGGAGCATTCCTACCGACTGGAATGTTCAGAACGTCGCGGGTAGTGCGAACGTCACTGTATCTGTCGTCAATGGTAAAACACGCATCGTCGCTACCAATCCGTCGGCATCTGCAGCAGTCATCTATCTGCAAGCCACCAACAATGCAGCGCTTGTCGCTGCTTGCACTAACGGAAGTAGTGTTCAAGGTGGGTTCGACTTCAGCATTGTTTCTGCCTCAAGCATGACTCGACTGGCTGGAACGCTTCGCTTCAATGGATCGACTGGCACACTGTGGAGCGTGATGGGTCGCGATACCGCCAATGAGGACGCATCGAACTTTGTGTTCCCGTCGACCCCACTTACTGGCAAGCGCTTTACCAACCCGTTCACCTTCGGGGCGAACGCATCGGCTGCAGAATTCATCATTGCTATCGGCTTGGATGCGGTAGTCGGCGCGACAGCGACGATCGATATTTCGAATCCGGTGTTCACAAATCTGACGTAAGGCTATCAAGTAGTTTCCGCTCGCCGGCGACACGGGTAAATGGCCGGCATAGCTCGCACGATTGGGAAGCCGTTCCTTTCCGGGTGCAACGCCCGTTTTTTTCGGCGCGGGGCGAGCAGCAGTTTTCGAGGTTTTTCACATGAGGATCACAGACAAGATTCGCCGCCTGGTCGATGAGTATCTCCTCGACCTCAATGCGGCGCAGGCCGCTATCCGCGCAGGGTACAGCCCCCGGACGGCCAAGCAGATCGCATACGAGACGCTCAACAAGCCGGAGGTTCAGGAGCTGGTGCGCGAGCGCCAGGCCGCGCTGGCCGAGCGCACCGAGATCACCCAGGATGCTGTGCTGCAGCGCCTGTGGGCAATTGCCACGGCCGACCCATCGCAGCTGATGCAGTTCCGCCGCACCTGTTGCCGGTACTGCTGGGGCAAGAAGTTCGGCTACCAGCGCACCGCGCAGGAGATGAAAGCCGACCGGATCAGCCACGGGAAGTCGATGGCTGAGAAGAAGGCAGAAGCCAACCGGTCTGGCCAGCTGTTCACGGAAGCGCCATTCGATACGGCCGGCGGCACCGGATACGACGCGCGCAAGGATCCGAATCCGAAGTGTCCTGAGTGCTTCGGCCAGGGCCATGGCAATGCCTTCTTCGAGGACACCCGGAAGTTGCAAGGAAGCGCCAAGCTCCTATATGCCGGGGTGAAGCAGGGTAAAGAGGGGCTGGAGGTGAAGACCCTGGATCCCATCGAGGCCCTGAAGCTGGTTGGCCAGCACCTGGGCATGTTCAAGACGAAGGTGGAACACAGCGGTGCCAATGGGCAACCGCTCGCGCCCCCGGTGTTCCACGTCACATTTGCGGGAGAGGAAGGCGATGGCGGCGGTCAATCTGACGTTCGCGCCCAAGTTCCGCCCCCTGTTTAAGCCGAAGCGCTACAAGGTTTTTCACGGCGGCCGTGGTGGTGCCAAATCCTGGGAAATCGCTCGGGCACTGATCCTGATCGCCAGCAGCCGGAAGGTGCGCGTACTGTGCGCGCGTGAGGTGCAAAACACGATCAAGGATTCGGTGCTGAAGTTGCTGCGGGACCAGATCGACAAGCTGGGCTTGGCACCGTGGTTCCACATCACCGATACCAGCATCCGCAGTTCGGTCGGCTCTGAATTCATCTTCAAGGGGCTGCGCACTGATCCCAACGGAGTGAAATCCACCGAAGGCATTGATATCTGCTGGGTGGAAGAGGCGCAGACGGTCTCGGCCGATTCTTGGGATGTGCTGACGCCGACCATTCGCCAGGAGGGATCCGAAATCTGGATCAGCCTGAATCCAGGTGAGGAGGACGATCCAACCTACCAGCGCTTCGTGGCCAATCCGCCGGACAATTCGGTGGTGGTCGAGGTGAATTATTACGACAACCCGTGGTTCCCCGATGTGCTCCGCCAGGAGATGGAGTACTGCAGGCGCGTCGATTACGACGCCTACGAGCACATTTGGCTGGGCAGGCCGAAGAAGATCAGCGCCGCCGTCATCTTCGCCGGGAAGTACCGTGTGGACACGTTCAGCGATGACCTCTGGCGCCAGGCAGATCGCCTGTTCTTCGGTGCCGACTTCGGTTTCGCACAGGATCCATCCACGCTGATCCGATCCTTTGTCCTGGGCAATAAGCTCTACATCGAGTACGAGGCCTATGGCATCGGCGTGGAGCTGGACGAGATGTGGAAGCTGTATTCGGGCAAGGATGGTGCAACTGCTGAGCAGCTGTCCACCTGGAAGCCGGGCGACGATGCCAAGTTTCCAGGGATCCCTGGGGCGCGCGACTGGCCGATCAAGGCCGATAACTCTCGGCCGGAGACCATCAGTTTCCTCAAGCGTCAGGGGTTCAACATCCAAGCGGCAGCCAAGTGGCAGGGTAGCGTCGAGGACGGCATCAGCCACCTCCGCGGCTTCGAAGAGATCGTGATTCACGAGCGCTGCAAGCACATGGCAGCTGAGGCGCGCCTCTATTCATACAAGGTCGACAAGACGACGAAGGAGATCCTTCCGGTCATTGTCGACAAGCACAATCACTGCTGGGACGGCGTGCGCTATGGCCTGGATGGATACATCCAGCAGCGTGGCGGCCTGGGCGTCTGGTCTCGCCTGGCTCAGTAAAAACAAGGAATTGACACAATGTCCCGCAAACCGAAACGAGCAGCGGGCGCAGCCGGAGGCGCGCCTGGCCCGCGCCAGCGGACCAATGACTCATTCCAGAACGCGCAGGCACGCCTGGGCTGGGGCACGAACAACCAGTCCTCGGGCGCCACGTACTCGCTGTCATACCAAAGCCGCAACCGCGTGCAGCTGGAAGCGGCATATCGCGGATCCTGGATTGTTCGTGCCGCAGTGGACGCCATCCCCGAGGACATGACCCGCTGTGGCGTGGAGATCTCGGGCATCGACCCGGCCTCGATCACCGAAATGGAGACCGCTATGGTCTCCCTGGGGATCTGGGACAAGCTCTGCGAGACCGGCAAGTGGGCGCGCCTTTACGGCGGGGCCATCGCGGTCATGCTGATCGATGGCCAGGATCTCAGCACTCCGTTGCGCATCGAGGCAATCGGCAAAGACCAGTTCAAAGGCCTGGTGGTAATGGATCGCTGGATGGTCGCGCCGCCCGTGGGCAACGTGGTGACCGAGTACGGCCCGGACATGGGCAAGCCGGTTTATTACGACATCCTGGCCGAGTTCATGGGCCTGCCGCGGGGGCGTATTCACTATAGCCGGGTCATTCGTCTGGAGGGCGATGACCTTCCGTATTACCAGCGCATCGCGGAGAACGGCTGGGGCCTGTCGGTCCTGGAGCCGCTCTGGGACCGCCTGATCGCGTTCGACAGCGCCTCGGTCGGCGCTGGCCAGCTGGTGTACAAGGCGCACCTGCGCACGTATTCCGTTGATGGTCTACGGAATATCATCGCCGCCGGAGGTGATGCCCTGAAGGGCCTGATGTCGCAGATCGAATTTACCCGTCTCTCTCAGAGTAATGAGGGCATGACGGTTATCGATGCGGCTGACAAGCTGCAGGCCGATACCTATACCTTCGCCGGCCTGGCCGACATGCTGATCCAGTTTGCGCAGCAGCTGTCCGGAGCATTGGGCATCCCGCTGTCCCGTATGTTCGGCCAGTCGCCGGCCGGTCTGAGTGACACGGGCGAAGGCCCACGCCGCCAGTACCACGAGAAGGTGCACCAGAAGCAAGAGAAGGACCTGCGCACCCCCCTCCAGCGCCTGTTTCAGGTTATGTCGATGTCGGTGCTGGGCACGGCCCTCAATGCCGGTTTCCAGTTCGCATTCAAGAGCCTCGACGAGCCTACCGAGGTCGAGAAGGCTGATGTCGCCGACAAGAAGACCACCACGGTGGTAAGCGCCCTCGATGCCAACTTGATCAAGCGTTCCACTGCCATGAAGGAGCTCAAGGGCATGGCCTCCAGCACCGGGATGTTCGGAAACATCACCGACGAGGAGATTAAGGAGGCGGAAGAGCAAGAAAAGGATGCGCCGCCCCCGGGCGGTGAGCTTGATCTTCCGGACCTGAGCGCGCTCACCACCAAGGATTCCATCTTCAAGAGGCTGTGGAGACGGCGATGATAATCACCCTCGACCGGCGGAAGAAGAACCGGAATCCGGTGCGCACGGCCGCTGCAGAACAGCGATATGGGATGCAGCTGAAGAAGGTGGCCGCCCAGGTCCAGGCCATCATCAGTCCATTCGAGCCCGGTGATATCAGGTCCGTGCCCACCATCCAGCAGCTCCTGGATGCGTATGCCGAGATGCTCAAGCCGTGGGCGACCATGACCGCCAGCAACATGCTGATGGACGTGGCGCTGCGCGACGAGAGCGCTTGGAAGACGATGGCCAAGGAAATGTCCCGCTCGCTGCGCGAGGAAATTACCGAGGCACCGACGGGCAGAGTACTGCAGGAGCTGCTGGCTGAGCAGGTGGATCTGATCACTAGCATTCCGCGCGAGGCTGGCCAGCGCGTGCACGAGCTGACGCTGAAAGGCCTTGAGGACTCCACCCGTGCCAGCGAGATTGCCAAGGAAATCATGCGCTCGGGCGAGGTGGCCAAGAGCAGGGCGATGCTGATCGCCCGCACCGAGGTGAGCCGGACGGCCACATCGCTGACTCAGGCGCGCGCGCAGTTCGTCGGCAGCGATTCGTATATCTGGCGCACCAGCGGTGACAGCGACGTGCGCGCTGACCACCGGAAGCTCAATGGCAAGGTCTTCCGGTGGGACGATCCTCCCATTGTCGATGATCGATCCGGTATGCGCGCGCACCCCGGTTGCTCGCCGAATTGCCGCTGTTATGCGGAACCGATTATTCCTGATTGACCATGGCACGACACATTCACGTTCATTTCTACACCGGCGATGCCGGCGAGTGGAAGGAGGGCGATCACCCGCGGGCAGAGAACGGCCAGTTTGGTAGCGGTGGTGCTGGTGCAGCGTCCAGCTCGCAGGGCAGCGTGACCCTGCGCGGCAATGAGCTTGGTCCCTATGCAGATATGAAGGATCTGCGCCAGAAGGCCCTGGCCTATGCCGAGCGGTTCATCGGGAAGCGCTTCAAGAACGCGGCGACAGGACACGAGATTCAGGTCACCAAGACCGGCGTGAAGCACACGCTGTCCGGCAGCGGGGAGGGCCTGGCCAAGACCGTTCCGGCCATTCCAGATCTGCTGCAGCGTTCCAAACTGGTAGCCACTGCGCCTGATAAGCGCGGCGATCCGAACATCTTGGCGGTGGAGACCTATGAGGCCCCCTTGATGCTTGAGGGAAAGAGCAGGAGGGCGATCCTGACTGTGAAGAGCTACCAGGATGGTCGACGGTATTACGACCATGGCCTGGTGGAGTAAGGAAGAAGGGGGCCGTCGTTTGAGTAAGGTTCCTCGCACGCTGCACGGCGTGGTGGTTTAAACCTCCGGCGGCCTGTCTGAAATTATACGCCGCAGCCCTCCCGTTCGCTTGATTTCATCGATTTTGCCCGCCTTGCGCGGGCTTTTTTACGTCCCCATGCCATGAGCAAGCCATGCAGCTGCAAAAAGTGTAGCGCCAGTGCTACGAAGACAACCGATTCCATCACCGCCAGCGGGTTCCTGACCAATGAGCAATTGGGGCCGAAGCAGTCGATCACCGCCGAGGGTTTCCTGCTTTGCGAAGAGGTGCCTATCGCGCGCATCGGCCCGCAGATGTACGCGGCGATCGAGCTGCCGGAACTGGAGGACAAAGACGGCGTGATCGAGGTTGAGCGCGACGCGGATGTCGTTTTCAGTGCAGAAACCATCGCCAGCTTCACCGGCAAGCCCGTGACCATTGAGCATCCCCCGGAACTGGTCACGCCGCTGACCTGGAAGGACGTCGCCAAGGGCACCACGCACAACGTGCGGCGCGGCGAGGGCGACAAGGCGAACTTGCTGCTGGCCGACCTCCTCATCACCGACCAAGAACTGATTGATCTCATCGTCAAGAAGAAGCTGAAGGAGATCAGCTGCGGCTACGACGCCGAATACGAGCAAATCGCGCCTGGGCGGGCGCGGCAATCGACCATCGTGGGCAACCACGTGGCGTTTGTAGAAAGCGCCCGCTGTGGACCTGTGTGTTCTGTGCAGGATTCTGGAAAATTGATTGGAGAAACCCCCATGGCTGCAAAGCTGACCAAGTCGGTCATTGCCGACAAACTGCGCAAGTTGTTCAACACCCGCGATTCCGAGGGCCTGGAGAAGGTCCTGGACGAGCTGCCCGATGGTGCGGGCGGTGACGATGAAAAGGACACCCACGTCCACATCCATATGCCGGGCACCGCCGAGGCCACGAAGCAGGCCGGTACCACGGACGAGGATGATCCGAACAATCCGGACAACCCGGTGCTGGCCGCCATCGCCAAGGTGGCATCCTCTGTCGAAGTTCTCGGCCAGCGCGTGTCGGCGCTGGAATCCGGGAAGACCGCCGACTCCGGAGAAAAGGATCCGGAAGAGAAAAAGACCACCGATGCTGATCCCGATGCCGCCGATCCAAATGCGCCGACCATGACCGGCGACTCCGCATCCCTGGTGGCCGAGTTCCAGGATGCCAAGTCCCGCGCCGAGATCCTCGCGCCCGGCATCAAGTTCCCGACCTTCGATGCCAAGGCCAACAAGAAGGTCTCCGTCGACGCTCTGTGCAGCTTCCGCCGCCGCGCGCTGACCGTGGCCCTGGCCGGCGAGCACGAGGATCTGGTCAAGGTGGTGACCGGCGATGCCGACGTCAGCAAGTTGACCTGCGACTCAGCCCGCGCCTTCTTCAACGCGGCGTCGGAGCTGGTCAAGCGCAAGAACGCAGCCGTGCACGTGCAGCACACCACCACCAACGACAAAACCAACTCCTCGTTCCTGGATATCAACAAGCGGAACAAGGATTTCTGGAACAACCACTAATTTAGGAGTTGCCATGCCTTCGTACCAAGCATACCAATACCGCATGCCGGCCGGTTTCGCCGGCGACCTGCAGCGCGTCGAGGCTGCCATCATCGAGCCGCAGCAGATCGATGCTGCGGCTCCCCCGCTGGCCTTCGGCCTGCCGGTCAAGCTGGTGTCGGGAAAGATCCAGCCCATCAACAACGCGTCCGACGGTGTTCTCTCGGTCTACGGCGTGAATCTGCGTCCGTATCCGATCCAGGGTAACGGCACTGACCCGCTGGGTACCTCCACTCCGCCGACCTCCGGCGTGACCGACATCCTGAAGCAAGGTTACGTCAATGTGGCTCTGGGCGGCATTGCCGCTGCGGCCAAGGGCGGCCGCGTGTACGTTCGCACTGCGAACCCCAGCTCTGGTAAGCCGCTGGGTGGCTTCGAAGCCGCTCCCGAATATGCGGTCACCGCTGGAACCAATACCGGCAACGGTACCGTCGGCTCCATCTCGGGCGGTGCCTCTCCGGTGAGCGGTAGCTACGCGATCAAGTTCACCAGCGCCACCGCGTTCACCGTGACCGCTCCGGACGGTGCCAGCCTGCCGCCTGGCGTTGTGGGCACACCGTATGCCAACTCGCAGATCAACTTCACGATCACGGCGGGTGGCACGGCCTTCTCCGCCAACGACTCGTTCACCATCGGGCAAAACCTGATCGTGATGCCGGCTCGCTGGTACTTCACCGGCCCGGCCGATGCCTACGGCATCACCGAGCTGGCCATCAACCCCTGATCCCCCGGCGCCTACAGCGCATCAACCTCATAGAACCCCGCTCTGGCGGGGTTTTTTCATCTTAGGAGCCATTTAAATGGATATGTCCGTGCAGAATCATCTCAAGGCCCGGGAGATCGCCGTCGCGTCGAGCCGCATCGCTCGCGCCTATACCCGGGACGAGCAATATACCTATGATCGTTCCACTCTGGACTCGACCGGTGCCTTCCTGGTCGGCCAGCTGGAACGCCTGGACCAGACCCTGAACGAGCCGCTGGTCGAATACACCTGGACCCGTGACGTCTTCATCCGCACCGACGTCTCGGCTGCCGATGAGATCGCGTCGTTCACCAACTCTGCGTTCGGCATGAGCGGCGGCATCAACCCGAACGGCCTGAACTGGATCTCGAACGAGGGCAATGCCCTGGCAGGTCCGTCGGTGGACATCGGCAAGACTCCGCAGCCCATGCGCCTGTGGGGTGCCGAGGTCAAGTACACCGTCCCCGAGCTGGTGAAGTCGCAGAAGCTGGGCCTGCCCATTGATGTGCAGAAGGTCGAAGCCATGAACCTGAAGCGCAACATGGACATCGACCAGATCGTCTACTACGGCGACTCGCAGCTCGGCTTCACTGGGCTGGTCAACTCGACCTCCGCGGTGGGTAGCGTGACCAACGTCGCCAACGGTGCCAACGGCACCCCGCAGTGGAACACCAAGACCCCGGACGAGATCCTGGCCGACGTCAATGAAATTCTGACCTCCGCCTGGCAGGCGTCTGGCTGGAAGGTGAAGCCGAACAAGCTGATGCTGCCACCTGCGAA